CGTCGCCGACATGGGCCGGATCTCGGTGGTACGCGCCGTGCTTTGGGCCGGGCTTCTGCATCACCACAAGATGACGGTGGAAGATGCGGGCGATGTCATGCACGAGGCGGGTGCTGCCGCCGCGGCGCAGGCTATCAACGCATCGCTGTCGCAGGCGTTCCCGCAGCCGGCCGCTGGGGCTTCAAGAAAAAACAGGTAGGGCCAGATCCGCGCACCGACTGGGCCGAGCTGCACTTGCAATGGGTGTCGCTGGGGTTCGACGCGCAGCGGTTCTGGCAGATCACGCCGAAAGAGTTCGACCGCGAGATGCGCGGAGCCCGGAAGCGGCTCGAGCGCGAGGCGGACGAGCGCATGTCTCTGGCCTGGCACATCGTGGCGCTGGACCGGACCAAAAAGCTGCCGAAGCTTGAGACGTTGCTGATCAGCGGCAAGTCTCCGCGCGGCAAGGCTCAGACGCCTGAAGAACACGTCGTCGCCATAAAAACCATCTTCCTCGCCTTCGGTGGCGACCCAGCGGAGTTGAAGACGATCCAATGAGCCAAGCGCAGATCGGCAGCCTCAACGTCAAGCTGGGAATTGACACCGCTCAATTCGCCAATGGCGTGAAGCAGGCGCAGGGCTCTCTGGCGGGCCTGTCGAACTCGCTGAAGGGCTTGGCCGTGGGCGCGGCCGCCACCGCTGGCGCTGCCCTCGCTGGCCTGTCGCTGGCCATTGGCCGCTCGCTGACGCGCATGGACGATCTGGGCAAGGCAGCCCAGAAGATCGGCATTCCGGTCGATGAGCTTTCAAAGCTGGAATACGCGGCAAAGCTGTCAGACGTTTCGCTCGATAGCCTGACGACGACACTGGCGCGGTTTTCGCGGCAGCTCTCCGAGATCTCGGCGGGCGGCGAGAACGACGCGGGTGCGGCTCTCCGTGCCATCGGCGTCAGCGCCACGGATGCCCATGGCCAGCTTCGCCCTACGGCGGCCATCATCGAGGACGTGGCGGAACAGTTCGCTACCATGCGCGATGGCGCGAACAAGACGGCAATTGCCATTGCCCTTTTCGGCAGGTCCGGCGCGGACATGATCCCGCTGCTGAACGGTGGCCGCGAGGCGATCCGCGGTGCGGGCGAGGAACTGCAGCGGTTGGGTGGCGTCGTGACGCCCGAGGCGGCGAAGCAGGCAGAAGATTTCAACGACAACCTGACCCGACTGCAGACTGCGTTTGACGGGCTGATCCAGGAGGCGATTGGCCCGATCATTCCGAAGCTGGTGGAACTCACCGAAAAGCTGATTGAGTTGGTCAAGACCGGACCATCGATTGCCGAGTGGTTTGAATGGTTGCAGCCGCTCTGGGATGCAATCGGCAAGACAATCGCATCGACGCGCCGGGAGATCGAACTGATCACCCAGGCGCTGCGTAGCCTTGGCCTAATCGACCCGGCACCGCTTGAGATCACGATTGCCGGCGGCGATCTGCCAGTCGAGACAGCAAAGAAGCTCGTTGAAGCGCCCGCTCTTAGCCAGACGAAGGATGAAAAAATCATCCCGCCCGGCACGCTGGAGGACATCTACCGCGCGGGCGAAGCCGTTTCGGCACTAGAAGAGGCATTCAAAACCGCCACACCGGAAGCTGGCCTGTTCTCGGACAGCCTGCTGATGATCGGCGACACGATCCAGAGCAGCCTGTCCAATGCGCTGTCTGGCCTGATCTCCGGCACCATGAGCGTGAAAGAGGCGTTCGCCTCGATGGCGCAGGACATCCTTGCCACCCTGGCGGACCTTGCGGCGGAACTGGCAGTGAACGCGGCGTTCAAGCTGCTGATCGGCTCGCTGGGCGGCGGGGGTGGTGCCGGCTTGAACCTCGGCGGCATGGTCTTCGGCGGCATCTATGGCGACGGCGGGCACCTCGGCTCCGGCAAATGGGGCATCGCTGGCGAACGCGGCCCGGAGATCATCCACGGCCCGGCCAATATCACGCCGATGGACAAGCTCGGCGGCGGGTCCATGAACGTGACCGTCAACAACTACGCGGGCGCGGATGTGAGGACGCGGCAAGGCGCTGACGGCGGCCTGCAGATCGACATCGTCAAGGCCGAGATCGCCAAGGACCTGGCGCGCGGCGGAAACATCCTGTCGCAAGCGGTCGAGCGCGGTTACGGGCTCAGAAGGGCGGGGCGCTGATGGCGATCTCCGCAGCCCTGAAGGAAATCTACGCCTCGGCACCCGCAACCCAGCGGTTCATCGAGACGCTGGCGTTCACCCACAGCCTGTTCCCGGCGCCCTACTACGTCACCAATGACAACGTGGCATGGGAATTCCTGCTGGAGAGCGGCCAGCTGGTGACGTTCCGGCCCATGCCGTTCAAGATCGTGCTGCCGACGCTCGACGGGCAGGGACAGCAGGACATGGCACTGACCATCGCCAACATCGGGCGCGACCTTATCGACCCGCTCGAGGCGGCGATCGCGCTGCCCAGCGAGCCGATCCGGTGCGTCTACCGGGTCTACCTCGACACGCCCTCGACCTCGCCGCAGAACACGCCGCCGCTGTCCCTCATCATCACCAATGTCCAGGTGACGCGCGAGGCGGTGTCGGCCACGGCCACCCGGACGGACGTCCTCAACCGGGCGTTTCCCTTCACCTTCTACAAGTTCAGCGACTTCCCGGGGCTCCGCCGATGAACCTCGATCACTTCATCGGCCTGCCATACCGGGAAGGGGCGAGGGGCCCGGACGCATTCGACTGCTACGGCATCGTGGCGGCTGTCTTGCAGGCCGCCCGCGGAGTTTCCCTGCCGGACTGGTATCAGGGGACGCCCGGCCACCAAGGGGCCTCACGCGCCATTTCTGCGGCGCTGGCGGGCGAGATTGACGGCGGGCGCACCGAACGGGTGGATGTGCCGGCGGACTATGACATCGCCATCGTGGGCAGCACCCGCCGCCCGCACCATGTCGGCGTCTTCGTGTCCGGCGGCGTGCTGCACGCCTCGCGGGCCTTCGGATCGGCATGGCACCCGCTGTCCCGGTTCCGGCTGATGTACCCTCACACGGAGTTCTGGCGATGGCATCGCTAGTCCTCCTCCGCAACCCGCTTTCGCCCCATACGCGGGAAATCTTCCCGCTGGCCACCGGCACGCCGGTGATCGACTGGCTGCAAGCCGAGCATCCGAAGGGCTTCGGCATGCCCGTCAGGTTCTATGTCAACGGCGATGAGAAGCCGCTGGACGATCTCGACTATGCAGTGAAGGAAGACGACGTTGCGGTGATTGCCCTGATGCCAGCCGAGCCGATCTCGCTCTCCGCGCTGGCGATCAACCTTGCGATCTCGCTTGCCATCGCGGGCGCATCCTTCGCCCTCAACTATTTCTTCGCGCCGAAGACGGAACAGGGCAACCGCTCTCCGGTTTCCGTCTTTGATGTCGCCTCAGAGCAGAACGCCGCGCGCATCGGTGAGCCGATCCCGGTGGTCTATGGCACGGTGCTGACGACCCCTGATTATGTGTCTCAGCCCTACAGTTTCTTCAGCTGGTCGCAGTCGAGCCTGAACAGCCAGCTTTACAACGGCGTCCAGTATCTGGACCTGATGATGTGCGTCGGCCATGGCGATATCGACATCGACGACGTCTTTGTCGGGGACACAGACGCCTCGACCATCGAAGGCGGGGTTGTGACGTGGCGGGCGTTCACTCCGTCGCAGCATCAGTCCGACCTGGGCGTGATCGCGGCGGCCATGGGAGGCGGGTTCCATGAGAACGTCATTTCGTCGGCGGAAGTCGGAAATCAGGAGTTCCTGACGACCGACGACGCCGCCGGACCTTTCACGGTCGGAAAGGCGGGGCAGGCCGGAAGCAAGCTCCAGATCGACATCATATTTCCGGGCGGCCAGTTCAACCCCGACAGCTCTGGCGACGTTCTCGGCCGCACCACCGAGTTCGACGTCACATATCAGGAAGTCAATGACAGTGACGTTCTGACCGGCAGCGCCACGACCGTACGGATCAAGACCAGCACCTCGTCTTCCACCTCAGTGACCGGCCCGAACATCACCAGCGTGACGACGTCCTCGGGATCTTCCAAAAACCGCACCGAGCTGACCTCTCCGATCCGCCGCTCCTACACGATCACGACGCCGCGGAGCGCGCGCTGGGCAGTAAAAATCCGGCGCGTGGATCCGGCGCCGAATGCCTCAAACGGCACCGACCGATTCATCTGGGCTGGCCTCAAGATGCTTGCGGACTACCCGTCGACCCCGGTCTACGGCAACGTGACGCTGCTGGCGGCGCGCATCAAGGCCAGCCAGGGGCTCGGCTCCAATGCCTCGGTTCGCATCCGGTGCAAGGCAACGCGGCGCCTCGCCAGCCCCACGGGCGGTGCGCTGGCGCGGTCCACCAGTGCGGCGGACGCCTTCGCCGACGTATTCGTCGATGCCACCTATGGCGCGGCCCGCCCGCGCACCGAACTCGACACGGCGACACTCACCACGCTCCGCGCCGAGTGGGCGTCCTACCAGTTCAACCACGTCTTCCGCGCACCCGGCACCGTCTGGGAAGCCCTGCGCACCATCACCACGCCATTCGCCGCTGAGCCGCTGCCGCTGGGCGCGCTGATGTCGGTGGCGCAGGACGGCGTCAAGGCGGTGCGCTCGGCGCTGTTCACCGACGCCAACATCGTGGCCGGAAGCCTGACCATTGCCTACAGCTTCGACGAAGAGGGTGCGGCTGACGGCGTCGAAATCGAATACCTCGATCCGAAGGACTTCCGGGAAAGCTATGTCGTCTGGCCTTCGAACGCTCTCCGCCCCAATCGCTTCGCCCTGCCGGGCGTGACCGACGCGACACATGCCGCACAATACGCCCGCTTGACGTGGCAGCGCATCCAGCAGCAGCGCAAGCGCGTTACCTTCGACACTGAGCTCGAGGGCCTCATCCTGCAGATGGGCGACCGCATCGGCATCGCGCACAACGTGCCCAAGTGGGGAGACGGCGGCCTGGTAATCTCGGCTGCCGGCAACACCCTGACCGTTGATCACGATCTCGACTGGTCTGGCGGCACGAAGCAGATCCTGCTTCGCAAGCCCGACGGCAGCGTCACCGATCCGATCACGGTCAGCCGCGGCACGCGCGACAACAAGGTGGTTCTGCCGGGTGCGGCACCGACCGCGATCAACTACGACAACGACAACGAATACACGTCATTTGCCTTCGGCTCATCCACGACGCTGGTGCGGGATTTCGTGGTGGTGGCCACCAGGCCCACAGGCGAGAACACCGTGACCGTCGAGGCCGTCAACTACGACGCCGGGATATTCACCGGCGCCATGAGTTTCCTGAGTTAGCCATGCCCACGCAGTACCCTAGCAGCCTGCCGCAACCATTGGTCAGCGGGTTCGGTGCCGTGGTCGCATCCGGCGTGATCCGCGACGGCTCCGACGTCCACCAGGAGCAGCGCCGCGTCTTTGACGCCATGCCGCACAGCTTCTCGCTGTCGTTCATCATGAGCCTCGCGGAGTGGGACGCATGGGCACGGTGGATCGCTGACAACGGCCATAGGTGGTTCGAGATCGAGTTACCGACGATGTACGCGGGCAAGGCCGATCAGTTCAAGGCTCCGGTGCTGATCCGGCTGACGTCAAACGTGCCCGCCGCAACGGTCAGCGGCGAGCATGTGCAAGTGTCTGTTTCTGCCGAAATGGCCCCGTCCATGATCGACCAATATCTGACGGGTGAGGCATGACGCAGCTTTACCCGACCGGTCTGCCCACGGCGCTGGTGCAGGACTATCGCGTCGAGGTCTCCTACGGGGTTTCGGCGGTCACGTTCGAGCGCGGCAACAGCCGCCAGCGCAAGGCGGTGACGACGCAGCGCCACCTCTTCGGCCTGAGCTTCGTGTTCACCGTGCCGGAACTCTGGACGTGGCAGTCCTGGGCCAACCGATACGGCTACGACTGGCACTACATGGACCTGATCAGCAGCTATTCCGGGGCCGCCCGGGCGATCCCGCATCTCGTCCGGTATATCGGTGACATCTCCTTCCAGACCGTGGACCTTGAGCATGTCCGGGTGTCGGTGCAGGCGGAGATGGATCTGAACACCCTGCCGCTGGGCGACATTGTGCCGAGCGGTGACTGGATCATAGGCGGCACGCCTGCCGCGCCGTCCAGCAGCAACAGCATTCAGGCGGGCACGCCCGCCGCACCTTCGACCGACTTCATTATTGCCGGTTCGCCCGGCGTTCCCGCTGCATAGGAGCAGACCTTGGCCGATACCTTTGCCAGAATGCGCCAGATCGTCGGCAGCACCGCCGATTGGGCCGCGAACAATATCGTTCTGGGCTCCGGCGAGATCGGCATCGAGCGCGTGTCCGGTTCCGACATTCGGATCAAGGTAGGCGACGGCGCGACGGCGTGGTCCGCGCTGCCCTATGCGTCGGCCTCGAGCACGACGATCAACACCGCGACACAGGCCGCCCTGGACGCCAAGCTGGCGCTGGCGGGCGGCACGATGACCGGGCTTCTGATCCTGTCCGGCGATCCGGCGGCGACTCTGGGAGCGGTCACAAAACAGTACGTTGATGCCATCAACAGCACGCTCTCGACCTCGATCAGCGGCAAGCTGAACACGTCTGGCGGTTCGCTCACTGGGTTCCTGACGCTCCACGCCGACCCGACTTCGGCATTGCACGCGGCTTCAAAACAGTATGTGGACACAGGCGACGCAGCCAAGGTCAACAAGGCGGGCGACACGATGTCGGGGTTTCTCACCCTGCACGCCAGCCCCACCGATGCGCTCCATGCAGCTACGAAGGACTACGTTGACAGCGGTGCCTACCAGACGGCGGTCGGCGGGTCATCGACCTATGCCGGGAAGGTCGTCAGGACCAATTCGGCGGGCGTGATCGACAGCTCACTAGTCCCCGTAAATGCCTCCTATATCGGCACGGTCAACGTCACGCTGGCGTTTGGGCTGACCGGCTCATACACGGCGGGCGACTATTTCGCGGTGTCGGCCAGCGGCACAGTCGAGGCGTCCTGGAATGACAAGATCAACGGTTCCCCCTCAACCGCAGGCGCGGGCCAGTTCCTAATTCGGAACGGCAACGGCAAATGGGATCTCGTCGGAGACACGACGTCATCGAGCGCCATCAGCGGCAAGCTCGACAAGGCTGGCGGCACAATGACGGGGTTCATCGCCCTGCACGCGGACCCGACCTCTGCCCTGCACGCGGTCACGAAGCAATATGCGGACCTGATGCTGCTGAAGTCAGGCGGTACGATGACGGGGCTGCTTACGCTGTCTGGCGCTCCGACCACCGGGCTGCACGCGGCGACCAAGACCTACGTTGACACAGGCGACGCGCTTGCGGCGCTAAAATCAGCCAACCTTTCAGACATGGCCTCTGCTTCAACCGCCCGCACAAACCTCGGCGCGACGACTGTCGGCAATTCCCTCTTCACCGCTACTGATGCTGCGGCAGCCCGGACGGCGCTCGGGCTTGGAACGGCGTCCATTCGCAACATCGCCGTCGGAACCACCGCACCCGGCAGCCCGGCGACAAATGATCTCTGGGTGGACACAAACTAATGGCGATTGAGTTCGTAGGAGGGGCCATAGCCGAGCGGTTGGCCACTGGCATATTCGATCCCAGCTTTGACATGCCGCTCGACTCCGGGCTGACAGGCGGCATTGCGTCTTCTGTTGAGGATGGAGACTATGTTGTTGCTGTGTTTGCGACGGGTTCCACGGCCGACAGAACGCTTTATATCGGAGACGGAACGGACCCCTACCCTTTGCTTGGCAGTGAACTTTATGCAAACGACACACTCGACGTTAATCTTCGGGTTGGCGCGAAGTTCGTTGATGGAGACACAATTGTAGAATTTGGGCCAACTGGAAGCACATCTGATCCGGGCGTAACAGCGCTTTATGTGTTTCGCGGGGTTGACCCAGTGACACCGCTCGATGTGTCCGTGGTCACGGCAACCGGGACAAATTCCGGGTTGGCAAATCCACCAGCCATCACGCCAATCACATCAGGGGCATTCATTGTCGCATTGGGCGCCGGTCATCTGAGCGGGAATATAGGCAATCCGGCGAACTTTTCGTCATCTGATCTGACGGACTTTTTCCAAGAGTATCACCCAGAAACCAACGATATCACCCTCGGCATCGGGCACAAGCCCGACTGGGTAAGCGGATCATTCAACCCGGCAGCCTTCACAAACTCACTTAGCGACAGCACAAGCTATTCGTGGGCAGCCATGACAATTGCGCTTCGCCCCGCAGTCGGCGGCAACATCAAGGTGTGGAACGGCACTGCCTGGGTGGCGAAGCCAGTGAAAGTCTGGAACGGCAGCGCATGGGTCGCGAAGCCGGTGAAACGCTGGAACGGCACCGCCTGGGTCACCACGACATATTGAGCGATTGAGAGGAACGGATGTCCGCCATTCAGGAAACACCGAAAAAGAACTTCTATGTGCACCGCGGGGCCCCGGACCCGATCATCGTGCGCTTTCGCGCGGGCGGACCGGACGGCACGCTTGTCGTCTTCGACAACTCGCTCAAGTTCCAGTACGTCAACGCCAGCGGCACGGTGACGCTCGGCGTCGGCAGCGGCATCACGCTCTCGGCGGACGAGACGATCGCCGATGCCCGCGCCACGATCCAGCTGTCCGTCGCGCAGAGCCGCCAGATCCCAAAGGGCGCGGTCACGAAATACGAAATTCAGCGCACCGTGAGTGGGCGTGACGAGGTGTTCTTGATGGGCATGCTGATCGGTGCAGGCGGAGATAATCCCGATGCCGCGTGATGTGGTCGAGGTCATCGTACTGAATGACAGCACGGTCGAGGTGCTGACGGACGAGGTTGTGATTGTCGAGGTGATCGACGCAGGGCCGCAGGGCGCACAGGGGGCGCAAGGCATTCCGGGGCCGACCGGGCCTCAAGGAGCGCAAGGGCCGCAGGGGCCAGCCGGGGCTACGGGCAGTGCAGGGTCGCAAGGCCCGCAAGGTGATCCTGGCCCGACCGGGCCGCAGGGCGCAACGGGTGCCACAGGTCCGCAGGGGCCGACCGGGGCCACGGGTGTCGTTGCCGCTACTGCTCCTCTGACCTACGACTCAGGCACGCAGACGGTCAGCACCAGCATGGCCACGGCGCGGCTTCTCGGGCGCACGGCGGCGGGCGCTGGCGTGGCAGAGGAGATCAGCGTTGGATCTGGCCTGACGCTCTCAGGCGGGGAGCTGGCGGTTGCGGGCTTCCAGACCTTTGACAACGGCGCGAACCCGACCCGGCAGGCATTGATTCTTCAGGGCGGCAGCAACATCACGGGCACCGCGCTGTCCACGGTTGCCATTACGGGCACGGCTGGGCAGTTTTCGTGCGCCGCGGCCTCCCTGATCGTTGGTTCGTTCGTCACGATTTCCGGCACGCTCGGCGGCACGGGGTCAATCACGGGCTATGCGAACCCGACGACCTATCGAGTGAGCGTCACCAACGGCAGCACCACGTTCACGCTGGTGAATGCGCTGACGGGCGCGGCGCTGGTTACGACTGCGGGCACGCCGACTGGCCTGACCTACACCGTGACGGCTCCCGCTGCGGAGATCACGCAAGTCTGGAACAACGCGAACGCGCGGTTTACGGCGCTGCGCCTCAACGTGACCGACACGGCGTCGAATGCTGAATCGCTGCTGCTCGATTTGCAGGTGAACGGGCTGAGCAGGTTTAACGTCAACAAATCCGGCGTTGTCGCGCTCAACGGCTCGACGAATGAGCAGATATGGAGCCCCGGCATATCCCGCGTTTCGATCAACGCGAACGGAATAGTAACATTCTCGCTTGGTTCGGTCCTTGCAGCCCCTGCCTCACAAATTGGATGGCGATCCGGCACCGGGGCGACATTCGACCCGGACTTGATGTTGAGCCGCCGCGCCGCTGCAATCCTCCAGATTGGTGCCCCCGACACCTCGGCGTCCGCCACCGTCACGATCACGATTGCCGCTCCCGGCGTGGTGTCGTGGGTAGGCCACGGTCTGTCTGTCGGAACCCCCGTCATATTCACCACCACGGGCGCATTGCCCACGGGCATCACTGCCGACACGACGTATTACGCGATTATCGTGGACGCCAACTCGATCCGCCTCGCGACGAGTTTCGCCAACGCCCTCGCTGGCACGGCAATCACCACGACAGGAACGCAGAGCGGCACGCACACCGCCCGCCGGGGTGCCATCGCCCAGCAGTTCGGGCCGCAGGACACGCTGTCGGTTTCGTCCCGCCAGAATATCGACGGCGCGGACTTCATCATTCGCGGCTCGCGGTCCATCGGCAACAAGCCGGGTGGGTCTATTGTTTTCCAGGTTGCCGCAGCAGGCGCATCCGGCACCGCGCAGAATGCGTTGGCCACGGCCTTGACGATTGGGGGTGATGGTTCAGCCACGTTTAGCGGAGCAGTAACCACCAATACCCTCACAGCAAACACCACGTTTGTAGCGCTCGGCGGTTCTTTTGCTGTTACGTCGGGATTCAACACGCTGCTATGGAACGGCGGGTTGCTGGGGTGGGCGTCTGCCTCACTTGTAGGGCCAGCATCAACGCCGGATTTATCTCTCGCCCGCGATGCCGCCAACACCCTCGCTCTGCGAAACGGAACGAACGCGCAGGAAAGCCGCATCTACGGGACATACACTGATGCCTCAAACTACCGCCGCGTGGCGACGGGAATGTCCACGGCAGGCGTTGGTTTCATCCGGCCAGAGGGCGAGGGCACAGGCGCGACTAGCAACGTAATCCACATCTCCGGCCTGCCCACAGCCAACCCCGGCGCTGGGATTTTGTGGAACGACGCCGGGACCGTGAAAGTAGGAACCTAGAGGATCATCATGGACACCGTTACCGTTACATTCGACAACAACGATCTGCAGGCCCTGGGGGCGCTGCTGGACGCCGCCGTCAAGGCAACGGGTATGCAGGGGGCTAAAGCCGCAGTGCCGCTCTACGCCAAGCTCGAGCAGGCAGTGGCCGAGGCAAACGCCAAGAAGCAGGAGCAGGCCAATGGCTAGGCTGTTTTTCGGCTTCCAATCCCCCGCAGGCGACCTTGATGTCGCAATGCAGATCGCGGAGACCGACGCGCCCCGCCTCATGGCCTACCTCATGGGCTCGTCCTACGGCAGCGTGTCCGAGAACGTGCAGAGCGAGGCACCCGACGCGGCTTGGCGACCGGGCGAATCCGAGACCGAGGCAGACCGCCCGAGGATATCCACCCAGCAGTGGGTGACGCGGCCCGCGACGATGGAAGAGGCGGCGGAAAACTATGCCCGTGTGGTGCTGGCCCAGCTTCTCAATGAAACGGTAATGTGGGAGCGCGCGCAGGCCGCATCCGCAGCCGCCGCCGCCGTGCAGCCCATCAAGCCGATCGGCTAGTCTTCGAGCGCCCGCCTTACGCGCAAGGTTTTATTCTCAGCTAAGGGGAACCAACATGATAAAAGTGCCGCCCGATCAGGAACAATGGCATCTGGACAAAAAAGTCCCGATTTCCATCATCATCGCGCTGTTCGTGCAGACCGTCGTGTTCGTCTACGTCGGCACCACATGGAAAGCTGACACTGATTTTCGGCTCGCAGCCCTCGAAAAGTCCGACGACAGCCGCGACAACCACGAAAGCCGCCTGGTCATCATGGAGCAACAGTCGGCCTACATCCGGGCGGACCTTGCCGAGATCAAGTCCCTGCTTCGCCGCCAGGTTCCCGATCAGCCTGTTCAGCCATAGGAGGTTCCGATGTGCCGTCTTCTCCGCCTGGCCGCCATCGTGGCGGCCTTTGTGTTTCTGGTGCCTGTTCTCTCCGCCCTCGCGCTCAGCTTCTCATCGAGCCCGGCGTCCTCACCACGGAGGCTGACGGCTACCGCGTGCGCCTCACCCTCGAGCAATCCCGGCGCATCAACCGCTTCTCGAGCGCGCCCATCGACGCCCTTGTCGTGTGGGAGCGGGTGCAGCCGTCCGAGGACGGCAACTACCACATCTGCATCATGAGCAATCACCGGGCGAACGCGAGACAAGGTGTCTACTGCCTGTTCGCGCCGCCGAACTCCTGAGAGGACATCATGACAGACTTCTTCGACGCCGTGCGCGCCCGCTTCGGCAACCTCGCACAGAACCAGGTGGAGGGCATCGAGACCCTGCTGACCGCCACCGAAGGATTGAGCATTCGTCATCGGGCCTACATCCTCGCCACCGCCTGGCATGAGACGGGCCCGGCCGCCTCCAGCCTGCACATGACGCCGCGCCGGGAAATCTGGGGGCCGACAGCCGCCCAGAAGCGATACGAGGGCCGCGTCGATCTCGGCAACACCCAGCCGGGCGACGGCAAGCGGTACATGGGCCGGGGCTATGTCCAGATCACCGGGCGGGCGAACTACCGCAAGGCATCGTCGCTGACTGGGCACGACCTTGTGGCCGAGCCGGATCTGGCTCTCCGGGCCGACATCGCCGCCCGGATCATCGTCCACGGCATGGTGCATGGCTGGTTCACCGGCAAAGGCATGGCAGACTTCGACAGTTATGTGAACATGCGCCGGGTGGTCAACGGCACGGACAGGGCCAGCCTCATCGCGGAATACGCCGAGAAGTTCGAGGAATGCCTCAAGCTGGCCCAGCCTAAGCCCGTGGCGCCCGTTCCACCTGCCCCGGCACCAATCCCGGCCTCGCCCGACATCGAGCCGCCAGCGGCCTCCGCTGCCCCTCCTGACGCGGGCCGGAACGTGGCGGCGATCGTCATCGGGGCCGTGGGCGCCCTTGTCGCGGCACTCGCCGCATGGATCATTGGAGGCTGATATGTCACTGGTTGAAAACTGGAAGCGCGCCTATCGCTGGTTCTCGGTGCAGGCCCTCGCCGTCCTCGCCCTGCTTCCCGTCGTTTGGCCGCAACTGCCGCCCCAGGTCACGGCGTGGGTGCCCGAGGAATGGCGGCCGTGGATCGTCGTCGTCATCGCCGTGGGCGGCATCGCCGGGCGGCTGATCGACCAGCAGAAGCCCGCCGCGTGATCCTCAAGAGTATCCTCGGCTGGCTGACCGGCGGCTTCGTGGACAAGATCCTCGACGGCTGGCAAGCCTACCTGAAAAAGGAGATCAGCGAAGCCGAGTTCGAGGCCCGCGTGAAGATCGCGGCGTCGGAAGCGGCGGCGAAGGTCGAAGCCTCATGGGCGCAGGCGGCGGCGGATACGGCCAGGGCCACCCACGACAGCCTCGGCAAGTCGGCCATCCTCCAGCGCGCATGGGCTTCGGTGCTGTTCCTGCAAATCACCGTGCTCGCATTCTACCAGGTGGGGGCGCCCGCCTTCCTGCTCATCACCGGAACGCCGTGGCCCGATCCCGGCGTGACGCTCGAATACGCCTATCTGCTTGTCGGGGCAATGATCGGGGTAGGCCCGCTGGTGATAAGGAAATGACATGCGCCGCATCCGGTTCACCCACAAGCGCAATCGCGGATGCTGGGGCAAGGCATACCTCAATGAGTTCCGAATCGAACTCGACCCGGAGCTTGAGGGCAAGACCGAGATGGACATTGCCATCCACGAAGGGCTGCACATCCTCTTTCCGTGGGCATCCGAGGAAGACGTGAACACCGCAGGCACAACCTTGGCCGATCTCCTATGGCGGCTTGGCTACCGACGAAAGGACGATGACTGATGCCGGCACCTAAACTCTCTGACAAGGTATGCCGCGAGGCGCTAGATGCGCTGGTGAAGGCGCGCGGCGTGCGGAGGGATGCCGCAGACATCGTTGGCGTCCCGGTCAGCACATTCAAAAGCCGCATGGACGAGGCCATCAAGCGGTTCGGCAAGCCCGACATCCCGGATGCAGACCCGATCCAGGCCCGCCAGCAGAAGAACAACGCAGTCATTCAGCGCAAGCGCATTGAGGAACTGGAGCGCACGGCGGCGGCAGACCGCACCATCAGGGAAGCGGTCTTCGGCCTTTCCCAGCGCCCGCTCGAGCCCCCGAACTGGAATGCCCGCCCGTCGAAGGGCACGAAGCACCGGGAGGCCATCGTGCTGTTTCTTTCGGACGTTCACATGGGCGAAGTGGTCTCGCTCTCTGCCATGGGCGGGCGGAACTCCTACAACATGAAGATCGCGGCGGCGCGGTTAGAAAGATATTTCCAGTCCGTCGTGAAGCTGGGCACCGAACACTGGACGGGACCCGCGCCCGATTCGATTTATCTTGTTCTCGGAGGCGACCTCGTTTCCGGCGAGATCCACGACGAGCTTGCGAAGACGAATGACCTTCAGGCGATCCCCGCCGTCCGCGTGCTTGCGGAGGCGCTGGCCGCTGGCCTCGACCTTCTCCGCAAGTCCTTTCCGGCCATCCCCATTCACGTCATCAGCGTGCCAGGCAACCACGGGCGCACCACCAAGAAGCCTGAGAGCAAGGCATTCGCCATCAACTCCTATGACACCCTCGTTGCGCTTCTCCTCGAATGGTGGGCGAACACCAAGGGCATCAAGGGCGTGACCTTCTCCGCTCCTCACACGGGCGATGCGCTGGTGACGATCCACGGCTGGAATGTCCTGTTCACTCACGGGGACCGCATCGGATCTCGGGGCGGCTCGGGCTTCGTGGGGCCGGCGGCCACCGCTGCGCGCGGAATGCAGAAGCTGGTGCAGGACTATCTTGCCGAAAGCCGGGTGATTGACCTGATTGTGATGGGCCACTTCCATACCGATTTGGAATTGGAGTACGGCATCGTCAACAATTCGCTTGTCGGCCCATCGGAGTATGCCCGCTCCGGGCGCATGAGGTCTCGCCCCGCCTCGCAGTGGATGATTTCAATTCACCCGCAGTATGGGGTTGCCCGCCGCTGGAAAGTTCAAGTGGGCGTCCCATCCGAAGGCTCGATCTACGCAGGCCGCGCCGCGTGACCTCCCTGCCGTGCATGAGGCTGGTGATTGTTGAATCACCCTACGCCGCCACGCCCTATCTTACCCGTGATGCCCATCGCGAGTATCTGCGGCTAGCGATGGCCGATTGCATCCGGCGGGGAGAATCACCAATGGCAAGCCATCACTTGCTTCCCGAGATATTGCAAGACGCCCAGCCCCATGAAAGGGCGCTGGGGATCGCCATGGGGCTTGCATGGGGCCGCCATGCTGACCTTGTGGCGGTCTACAGTTGCATCGGAGTTTCCCCCGGCATGAAGACAGCCATTGCCGCTTACAAGGCCGCTGGGAAGCCTATCGAATGGCGGGGGCTGGATTATAGGGTGGTGATGAAGATCAGGGAGATGAGGGCATAGGCGCAGGCCCGCTCGTCATGCGGAGGGAGGGGCGGGCATCGGCATCCAGTGGGTAGGGTTTATTGGGTATTCGTGAAAGTCTGACGGATAGCCCGGCGCCCAGTACCAGCCCTCTTCCATATAGTCTGGATCACCGTATTCTTCTTCACAGTACGCTGACGTTAAATAGAAAGCCGCAGTCGGAAAGCTACTGTCCGTCGGAACGCACACAAAAACGTTCGTTCCATCCTTGGGTGCCGTCTCAATTGGTTGCCATTCGCTCATCTTCTCTCTCCTGCTCCATAGGGGTGTGGGGTGTCCTGTTGCCAGCGACAGTTTGCGACAGTTTGAACGTGAACAAACACGGAAAAAGGCGATCTATTCCTATTGATCAACCTAACGATTTCAAGAACTTGAGCGTTGCCAGTTATCTGGGGGGTTAGGGGTCGCTGGTTCGAATCCAGTCGCTCCGACCACTTTAACCCTCCAAAATCAATGACTTGAGATTTCACCACCGGGAACCGTCAGGCTTTTCGCGACAGCTTGGCGACAGATTGGCGGCCTCGCGCCAGCCGCGATTCGACCGTCCGGTGATGCCCGTAGACCTCCTCGATAGTCTTGGCGCTTGTGCCGATGTCCTCGCTGACCTCCCAGATCGACCGTCCTGCCCACAGCATCCATGTGATCGCCGTGTGCTTCAACGTGTGAGGCGTCACGTCGCGGTCCAGACCCGCCGCCTTCACCGTCGAGGCCCATGACTTGTAAAGATCGCCCACCGGCTGGCCGCGGTAGGTGATGGCGTGCGTCAGCCCAGCCGCCGCATCGCGCGCCGCCCAGCGCCGCGTGTGCCCCAGCAGCAGATCCGGCAGCACCATCGGCGGCCGGCGCTTCGACGTCTGGTCCTCGGCGAATCCCGCGCGGTAGAGGATCCCGCGCGTGGTGTCGATCCAGCCGTCCTGGCTGGCCCGCATCCAGCGGAGCCGCCGCATGGCATCATCACGGGTGCCGGTGTAGATGCCGATCAGGATGTAGCGGACCAAGTGCGGGAACTTGAGCCGACGCGCAGCGCGGATCAGCCGTGCCGCCTCGTGGCGCTCCAGATACCGTTCGCGGGCCTTCGGGGCGTCCGGCTTCCAGATCACCGGCAGGGCGGGCAGCGGGCTCTCGCCGTGCCAGGCGGTGATGGCGCGGCCGAGGGTCTTCAGTTCGAGCCGGACCGTGCCGCTGCTGACCGCTTCCGCGCCCTTCCGCATGCCGCGGCGCCGGGGCATCGCCTTGCGGTGCTCCTCGTATTGCTCGCACACGCTGGTCCGCACGTCGGCCAGCGTCTTGGTCTCCCAGAAGGTCAGCAGATTGGCGATGTGGATCATCCTTGTGGCAGTGCCGCGCCTGACGGCTGGCGTGTTCTTGCGCTCGGCGGCCTTTTGCAGCGTCCTGGCGTAATAGGCCAGCACCTCGGCCACGGAGATCTGCGCGGCCTGTGCCTTGTAGGGCTCCGGGCCGTAGTTCTCGGCTATGTAGCGCGCGAGCTCCTGGCGGGCTTCTTCGTGACGGTCTGGAGGTAGACCAGTGCTGCGTTTCGTCTTTCCGTCACGGATGACGTAGACGGGGTCGCGGCCCTGTCTTTTCTCGATCCAGAGCCGGGGGCCTTTGTCTCGCTGCATCGCTTCACCATTTCGTCGATGGCTTCGTCGCTGACATAGTGCCGGTTGGCGACCTTGATCAGCTCGAGCCTGCCCTTCCTCGCCTCGGAGCGGAGCGCCGAGACCGGGAAGCCGCGGATGGTTGCGCCTTTTTCGAGCCTGTGCAACATCGTTACATTTCCCCGTTCTACGCGCACCGATAGCGGCGCTTGCCGCTCTTGTTCTTGAACCAGATCACCCTCCGGCCGCCGCACCGCTGCTTCTTGGCGACGGTCTTCACCGGCGGCACGGGCGCCGCGGCTGCAGGCTCGTTCGGCTGCTGGGCCACCTTGAAGGGATTGGCGACTGGAGCCCGGATCACGACGGCGCAGGGCGTCTTGCTGGCCGTCGTCACCCGCAAGGCTTCCGAGTGGCCAACCTGCGACATGCAGGAGGCGCCCGTCAGGATCACGATGGCGAGAATGTTGGTCATCTATCTCTCCTCCGCCTTTCCCGCGCCGCGTGCTCGAGCTTCGCGATCGCCATGATCGCTGGCTTCAGATCGGACGGCGCCGTGTCGTAGTTCCGGCCGAAACGTCCGTTCAGCCGCGGCAGCAGCGCGCGCGGCACGGCCTCCCAGTTCGCCGGATCCGTGTTGCGCTTGTCGCCGTCCAGGCACTTGAGTGCCATGCCCTTCGGCAGCGGGCCGTTCAGCTCTTCCCAGCGGATCAGGTGGACGGCCCGCCAGCGTGACTGCAGCGGCATGCCGTCGTGGATCTTGCGTTCGAGATAGCCATCCTTCGCCATCCGCTCGGTGCCGATCGGCTTGTAGAGCTTCACCGCAACGCCGCGCCGCTCTCCGGTCTTGAACCTGGTCGCCACGCTGTTCGGGTGGAAAGGCATGGGTTTGCCCTTGTTCCAGGACTCCATGCCCTTCTCGAACTGACCGGTGCGCCCGGTGAGCCAGCCGTTGCGCTTGCAGAGCGCGGCATAGTTCGACGGCGATACGTCGTTTCTGCCGAACAGTTGGCAGAACTCGGCGTGAGCCTCTCTCCGCAGGCGGTGCGCGTTGGCCTCGATCCACGCAAGCTCGGCACCGTTGTATTCGATGTGGCGGCTCCGGCTCATTGCTCTTTCATCTCGATCTGCATAAACGGCACCTTCACGAACCCGCCGTGATCGGCAGCGAGCTGCACCGCCTTCAGCTGCACCCCGGCATTCGCCACGATGCAATCGGCGACCGCGACCACGGCCTGGGCGCGGGTGACTTCCTTCTCGATCTCCTCGGGCGTCAGGCTTTCGTCCGAGAGCCGCTCGAGCTGGGCGAACAGATGGTCGTTGAGGTCGGTGAGCTTGTTCTTCACGGCGAGGGGCTTCCGTCCTTCGTCTCGTTGATCGCAGGCATGATGCGTTTCCTCACGCGCGGCGGAGGGTGATCGTGCGTGAAGCCGCCGTCGAACTCTTCCACTTCGGCGCCACGGCCAACCGCGAAAACCGCAGCCGCCATGAACCCGATGCATAGGCCGCAGAAAAAGATCACCGCGCCGTAGATCAATTCAGTCATTTGCTCTTGCCTCCTCAATGGCATCCACCAGCATCGCGCTGATCATCATCTCGATGGGAACTCCCTGCGCCTGAGCCTCTTCGTTGAGCCAGCGCACATGATCCTGAGACAGGTCGTAGACCTTCAAGACCGCCCGCTTCCGCCGGACGGCATATTCCGAGACGTGCCGTTTCAGGCATTTCTGCACATTGGACGCGGTGCACCCGATCCGCCGCGCGATCTTCGATAGTGACCTCTCGCCGCCGCGCCACAGCGCGATGATGTCGTGCGCTCTGGTCTCCGACTTGAAATAGCGTTTCACTGAGCGTCCTCGATCAGGTCGGGCGGCGGCCCGATCTCGCGCTGCAGGCGCTCAAAGGTCGCGAGGAACATTTCCTCCGACTTGTCGGCGTTGCGCGGCTTGATGGCAAAAGGTGCAGCCTGGACGGACGTAGGGCAGGGGCCCTGCATCAGGTCGCGCCATTCGGCGGCGAACACTGCCGCGTCGGCCGTCTTCACCCATGCGAGCGCGCCGAGGCTGGCGCTGTGCCAGACACGAAAGGCTTTCAAGATCGCGGCGTCCAGGCGGTCGGCGATGCTGAGAACTAGGTCCGTGCCCGCGTGGGCCATGATCACCTTGCGCAACGGCGTGGTGATATCGCCGATGTAGGCCTCATGGGCATCGTGCAGCAGCCCAAGCATCAGCATGGCGGGCGGCGCTTTCTTCATGGACATGAATCGCACCACGTTCAGCGAGTGGTCGGCGACGTTGAGCGGCAGCATGGTTGCACCGCAGAACCTGTTCAGGCGCGAGAGGGAACATGCGATGTCATGGATGTCGATCGTGGATGGATCCGGGTCCGAAAGAGACACGACTCGGCCGGAGCGCGCGGTGATGAAACTCATGCCAGCACCAACAGCGCGTAGGCGACGGCGGCAATTGCCGTCAGCGCTGCAAGGCAGCCGAGATCGTCAGCAAGCGTTCCGGGGGTGGTGTTGAGCGCCTTTGCGCGGCGGGGGTGAAGCACGGGAGCCTCCATCGGGGTGATGGAGGAGGACAATACGGAACGTATTAACTTATGTCAATACGAAACGTATCATGGCGTAAGCCGGTTCAATGCCGCCTGCATATCCATAGAGGATTCTGAATTGTTGATCGGGGTAACCTTCTCGAAGGCGCTGCCGCCGTTGGACACCAGCACCAGATCGCCGACAACGCGTGTCTGGTGTTTCACCGGGATCACGGTAAACGTGGCCCGAACGTCAACCGTGGGATCGTAGGTTGTGCCCAGAAGCATGTTCGCCGTCTGCTTTGTGATCGTGTACTGCCGGTTCACCAGCTCGGTGAGCAGGGCAGACTGAACCCTGTCGGGTGGGGCATTGAAGGTGCGCTCGGCTTTCTGGCTTGGCGTGTTATGCTGCACCTGGGCCGCGCAGCCTAACGTGAGAAGCCCTAGACATCACGCTTGTAGATAGCGATAACCCGGCCAAGAATGCTGACCTCGACCTCGCGGTTTCCGTCGTCCAGCCGCAGCGGCGTCTGCCAGCGGGGATCTGATGACTCTGGCCATAGTTGCCATCCCTTCTTGCTTTGCCGGGCGCGTTTCAAGGTGACTTCGTAGGTAGTGCCGCGTTGCCGCTTCACGACTAGCAGGTCTTCATCCTTGATCTCGGCCCCCATGTGTGACCAGTCGGCGACGATAACATAGTCCCCTGGTTGTGCAACCTTGTTCATTGACGTTCCGACAACCTTGAGCGCGTACTGGCGGCAATGCACCCAGCGGCTGTCTGGTGCAACGGGTATGTGCTCGAGAATTTCCTGGTCGCCATCGATTTCGAGCCATGATCCAGCCCGCACTTCGCCCACCACGGCGATCTGCGGCGGTTCGTTTGCGTGTTCCTGCCCTTTCCCGAACAGGAGCCATTCAGGCGATGTGTGGAAGAACCGGGCGTACCTGATGGCGTCTTGCTCATCAAAACTCCTGCTGCTGTTCTCATGGGACGTAAGAGTCGGGATTGCCATGTTCATGGCCCGTGCGGCCTCGGCGGCGGACTTGTAGCCGGCCTGTTCCCGGGCGCGCCGCAGTCTCTCGTGTTTTTCCATGTCCCCACCCTGCCGAGTGACTGAATACGAAGGGTATTGACTGCAGCCAATACGTGTCGTATTGATCTGGGGCAATACCAACGAGAGCGCGGTCATGACGGGAGACGACATTCGCCAGATAAGGGCCGCTCGGGGCTGGTCCCAGCGACAGCTTGGCGAGCACCTCGGCATCGAGCAGGCGACCATTTCCCGGCTTGAGAATGGAGAATGGAAGCCTTCGCGGCCCGTTCTGCGCCTTCTCGAAATGCTGAAGGCTGCCGACAGCTCATCGCCCGAGGCCGCCTGATGGCGAGCTCACACATCAAGCTAACCATCGACACATCGACGTTTCGGGACGCGGTTTCAGCGCTTGAGCATGCGATTGAGCCGCGCAATCTGCCGGGCGATCTGTGCCTTGCCCTCGGAAAAATCGCCCTGCATCTCTTTGAAAATGGCCGGGCCGTCAAACTGCGTGCCGGTCCCGCACCCGGCACAAACGAAATGACCGTCTTCATGGAGCCAAGCGAGGCTTTTCTCGGCCTGCTGTCCGCAATTCGGGCATGTAACGGTGAAGACGGCGGCTTCGGTGGTGGACATGGTTGATCTCTTTTGTCTGCTGCCAGCGGGGCGGTGCTCGAACCGCCGTCCCGCATCCATCTCAACAGATTCGGCCCATGCACGAAACCCCGGCGCGGCGGGTCATCCGCGCGTTTCCTCCCTGGAGACTGGGGCGGAGCCCAACAAGCTCCGCCCATTTTTTCGATCATCGTCATCCTGAACTCCAAAACTACTCACCGTGGTTCAGAGATAGCGCCACGGCCTCACCTCTTCACGGGAATTGATCATCAGGAAACTCCCATGACACAACCAAGACCTCCCCTTGAACTGAAAGCCTTCTATCGGGACCTGGTGATTGCCTGCGGCGGGCCGAAGCGCGCCGCCGAGATCACGGGCGGTCAGGCGTCTCACATCTCTGAAGCGATGGCGGCCCACCATCTGGACCGCTGGCCGCGCATCGATCAGGTCGCCCTTCTCGAGGCCGACTGCGGGCAGCCCATCGTCACGGCGGCGCTTGCCGACCGCAGCGGCTACTCCCTGAACTCCGTGACCGCGTCCGACGCGAACATCTCGCCGCTGGCCCACCTGCACCGCATCGTGTCGGAGGTGCGCGACGTCGAGTGCGGCATCCTCCATGCCATGCAGGACGGCCAGCTGACGGCCGCCGAGCGCCGCGACACCCGCCGCCAGGTGCAGGAAGCGATCGCCGCGCTCAACGCGCTGTGCGCCGACCTCATCGACACCGCTGCCGTCGCGCGCGTCGTGAAGCCGGGGGCGTGATCATGTCTCAGCGCTACGGCGAATGGACGGCGGAGCACGACCAACTGCTGCTGTCGCTGCTCGGGGAGAATCTTTCCTCTGCACAGATCGCGGCCCGCTTCGGCAAGTCGCGGAGCGCCATTTGCGGTCGCGTTTACCGGCTGCGCGACAAGGGCCAGATCGACGCGCCATGCGCGCTGCAAGGCACCAAGGCGGTGTCGCTGCGCGTGGGAAAGCCGCGCAGCCCGGGCCTTGCGCATGTGCCGCTGATCAAGGCGCGGCTCGAGCAGGGCGCCACCGACCGCGAGATCGCCTCCGAGATCGGTATCCACGCCGAGGACGTGCGCTATGCCCGGCGCGTGTCCGGGTTGCCCGGCACGATCCGCCCTGCGGGGCTGCCGGCCAATGCCGAGGATGTGACCCGCCTGGTGGCTGAGGGCAAGAGCGACCCGCAGATCGCCGACGAGCTGTCGATCACTGTTTGGCAGGCCCGCAACACCCGCCGCCGACTGAAGCTCGGCGCACCCGCAGCGCCGCAGCAGCGGCCGATTAGCAACATGGTGGCGGGTGATTCCGGAAAGAAGGTCGAGCGCTGTTTTACCGAGGGCTTCATGGGGCAGGCCTCGCGCCTGGACCTGGTTGACATGCCGCGCTCGGGCGCGTGCCGGTTCCCGATCGACCAGCCCGACGGCGCTGTGCGCTACTGCGGCGACCATGCGGGCGATGGCGAGAGCTACTGCGCGGACCATGCCGCGCGCTGCTACACGTCAGCGGTGCCGAGGAAGCCCCTGCTGCGCAATCACCTTTCCGCAGGGAGACGCTGATGCCGACTATTCACGACAAGCTGAAGCTGGCCTTCGTGCACCAACACCCGGATGACGGGCTCATGCTAACCGTAACAACGCGGAACGATCAGAAGTTTGACATGGTCCTGTCGCCGCAGGCAACGGCGATGCTGCTGGGGCAGCTTGCCGAGGGCCTGAAGGATGTGCTCAGGCCAATGAAGGTGCTGCCATGAGCGCGCTGCGACCTCTTGCCAGGCCAGACGTTATCATTGCGCCTCCAAAAAGCGCGGGACGACCGCCGCGTCTCGACTTCCTGCCGCTCTCGAAGCTTCGCATTGATGACGTCTATCAGCGCCCGATCGAGCGTCGCGGCATCGCAACCATCGTCAGGATCTGCAACGAGTTCGACTGGAACCGGTTTTCGCCGCTGATCGTGGCCCCGGTGCCGGGAACCGACGTGTTCGCGATCATCGACGGGCAGCACCGAGCGACCGCCGCTTTGCTGCTTGGGTACGAAAAGGTGCCCTGTGCCATCGTCGAGGCCCATGCGCGAGACCAGGCGGCGATCTTCACGGCGGTGAATGGCAACGTCACACCGGTTTCCATCCTGCAGCTGTTCAAGGCGGCCCGCGCGGCTGGCACGGAATGGGCCGTGACGCTCGACCAGGTCTGCACTGCGGCGGGCCTCACGCCGCTGGTCTATCCCAAGCCCAAGAGCGCCATCAAGCCGTTCGAAACGATGGCGATCGGCACGCTCCGCCGCAACATCGCGCGCTTTGGCGCCAAGCTGGTCACCACGGCGTTGAGCCAGGCTGCGCGGCAGCCTGGCGCGGGTGAGCCCGGGTTCTGGAACTCGTACGCCGTCGACGGTGCGGTCATGAACTTTCGCCCTGCCCAGCAGAGACCGTCTGCAGATGGTGCCGCAGCCGCGACGCCGATGGCCGAGCGCATCCGCGCGCTCAAGGGCAGGGGCTACACGCGCTTCGCCATCCAGGCGTCGCTTGGTGTGAAGCTGGCCGACATCGAGGACGCGCTGAGAGGGGAGCCCTGATGGCGCAAAACACATCATCCGCGGTGATGCAGCAACGAGCGGAGCCGCATGATTCGCTTGACGATTTCCCGACCCCACCGTGGGCTGCCCGCGCGCTCATGGAGCATGTCGTCAAGATACACAAGAGCGCCTCGCTATGGGAGCCCGCGGCGAACCGTGGGTTCCTTCTGCGCGGGCTTGCGGATTACTTCGGGTCGCGGCGGGCAAGCGACATCTTCGACTATGGGTTCGGGTTCGAGCGCTGCGACTATCTGTTCGAGCCTAAGCCGGAAGGGGTTGATTTCATCATCACCAACCCGCCGTTTCGGCTAGCGCACTCGTTCATATGCAAGGCACTGCAAGAGGCACGGATCGGGTGCGCGGTTTTGGTGCGCACGTCGTTTCTTGAAGGCGTCAACCGCTATGATTCCCTATGGAGCCGGACCCCGCCGACCTTTGTGGCGCAGTTCGCCGAGCGTGTGCCGATGGTAAAGGGGCGCTGCGACCCGAAGGCATCAACGGCGACCAGTTATTGCTGGATCGGCTGGATGCGCAATGTCGAGCGCATGCCGATGCTGTGGATCCCGCCGTGCCGGGCGAAGCTCGAGCAGCCTGGAGACTATGACCTCCCGCAGGTGGGTGCGTCATGCCGATAGAGAAGCGCTGCATCAGCACGGGTTGCGATCAGCATCCGATGTTTGGCATGGGCAGGCCATCCAACGGCCTGATGCGCTGGGCCTGCAGCGGCCACCGGCACATCATCTGGAACGGCGCAGCCCAGGCGCCGGGAGAGGGTGGACCGGGTGAAGTACCACATCCGAATCCGCCCTCTCCACCTATGCGACAGGGGAGGTTGCTCTGATGGTCCATGCTGCAACCAGGACTGCCGACTATCAGGAGATCGTCGCGTGTCCCATCTTCCGCATGGCGTACGACGAGATCTGGCGGGGCGAGGGATCATCTGTAGACCGCCGCTGGAGCGATGCCGAGCAGCTGTCCTATGAGCGCGGCCGGCAGTTCGGCATTTATGTACTGACCGAGGAAAAGCAGCGCGTGCCGTTGATGAAAGGCCCTCTCTGCCACCCGCGCGCATCGCTCCTGTTGATGATGGCCTTCATGTCGGGGGACGTGCTGTGAGCCATCGCGACCCGGCATTCGAGGAGTGGATCGAGGAGGCGCGCGGCATGCGGATCGAGCGCGCGCTGGACCTGGTCGCAGCCTCGCACGTGATCTCGCGCAAGACCCGATACGTCGGGCCGTGCCCCGGCTGCGGCGGCACCGACAGGTTCTCGCTGAACATCAAGAAGAACATCTTCTGGTGCCGCAAGAGTGCGGAGGGCGGTGATGCCATTGCCCTGGCGCGGCATGTTCATGGCTGCGAGTTCCTCGAGGCCGTCGAAATGCTGGCGGGGCGGCCCGCGCCAGGGCGCACGGTTTCCGAAGAGGAACGCCAGTCCCGTGCCAGGCGCGTGGCCGAGCTCGAGGCGAAGCGCAAGGCGGAGTCCGCGCGGATGGCGGCGGAGGAGAATGAATTCCGCCAGAAGGAGATCAGCCGGGCACGGAAGATCTGGAAGGAGGCCGGGCCGATCGACGGATCCATGGCCGAGCGATACCTGGCGCATCGCGGACTTCGCGCGCATCAGGGGGCGAAGCTGCGCGCGGCCTCCGACCTTCCCTATTGGCACAACATCGATGGCGAGTGGAAGGTGATCCACTCCGGCCCTGCCATGGTGGCGGCGATCGTCGGCCGCAGCGGCGTGTTCCAGGGCTGCCATGTGACGTGGATCGAACCCGCTCTGGCCACCAAGTCCGGCAAGGCGGAGATCGTGCACCCGGTGACGGGCGAGCTGCTCGACGCAAAGAAGGTGCGGGGCTCGCAGAAGGGCGGGCACATCCACCTCGGCGGCCCGCCATTGCCCGTCGCCACGCGGCTGGTGGTGGGCGAGGGGATCGAGACGGTGCTTTCGGTTCAGTGCGTGGAGACGAGGGAGGGGCCCATGCCCTGGACGCTCTACTGGTCGAGCGTGAACCTCGGCAATCTCGGCGGGCGCAGTGCGGGCGCCGTGCCGCACCCGACTTTCACCCTGACCGATTCCCTTGGCCGCACCCGCGCCGTGCGCGTGCCGGGGCCGGACCCTGACTTTGCCGATGACGCCACGCTGGCGCCGCCGGACCATGTGGACAGCATCCTGCTGCTGGGAGATGGTGACAGCGACCGGCTTGCCACGCGCAACACGCTGCTGCGCTTTGCCAGGCGCTGGGCCATGCCGGGCCGCGTGATCCGCGCCGCCTGGGCGGATGAGGGCTGCGACTTCAACGACATGCTGCGAGGTGAAGCGTGAGCGACCCCGAGGGAATCATCAAGGCGATTGCGGACGCCGAGGAGCTTTCCTCCTCCGCCCATCAGCCTGAGGCAGCGGCTGCCGGTGGCCTGGAGCCTTCGGCTGGCGAATCGCCGCACGATGAGGCTGATGACCCCGGCGAGGTCTCGGCCGATGGCCTCAACATCAATTTCGACTTGCTGAAGGTCTGTGCCGCCGAGCCGCAGAACGATCTCGGCAACTCCCGCCGGCTGCGGCACCGCTATGGCACCGAGCTGATCCATGTGCAGAACGTAGGCTTCCATGCCTGGGACGGCCGGCGATGGGCCGAGGACGTCGACGGGCGGAAGACGAGGCCGTTCTGTCACACGACTGTCGAGGCCATCAAGTTCGAGCCGCTGGTGATCCTGCCCACCTCCGACGAGCAGGCGGAGATCGACAAGGCCGAGGATGCGATTACGCCGCTCGCGACAGCACGGCACCGGCTGGGCGAGCTGACATCGAAGGACGAGGAAGAGCGCCACCGGCTGCGGACCGAGATCGCAGCGCTCGAGGATGCCATCTCCCGCGGCCGCAAGGCGCAGGCGGCCGTGGCCGACCGAAGGGCCAGGCGGCGGCGATTCGCCGTGAGTTCCGGCAACTCCGGCAAGATCAGCGGCCTCCTGAACGAGACTGTCGCCTACATCTCCCGGCCTCTCGAGGATCTCGACAAGGACGCCCTCGCGCTCAACGTCTCGAACGGCACGCTGCGGTTCTCCGTCACCATGGTCGAGGATCTCGAATGCCCGGATCCCGACGTGAAGCGGCTGAAGCGCGTGGCGCATGTTCGCCTCGATGATCACAATCGCGACGACCTCATCACCAAGCTGGCCGACGTCGACTATCTGCCCAAGGCGCAGGCGCCGGTCTTCGAGGCATTCATCCGTGATGTCCTGCCGAACGAGGCCGTGCAGCATTTCGTGCAGCGCTACCTCGGCTATTGCCTCACCGCCCTGACCCGCGAGCAGGTCTTCGCACTGTTCCATGGCGAGGGCCGGAACGGCAAGTCGACGCTGGTCGATATCGTGGCAAAGATCCTTGCCGACTATTCGACCTCGGTGCCGATCTCGACGCTGGTCAATGACAGCCGCGGCGGCAAGGGCTCCGAGGCGACGCCTGACCTGGCCCGGCTGCCTGGCGCGCGCTTCGTGCGCACCGCGGAGCCGCGCGAGGGCCTCAGCTTTGACGAGAGCCTGATCAAGGGCCTCACATCGGGCGAGCCCCTGCCGGTGCGCCGGCTGAACCAGGACTTCAACGACATCTATCCGACCTTCAAGCTGGCGATCTCGGTGAACCGCAAGCCGACCATCCGCGGCAACGACGACGGCATCTGGCGGCGCGTGCTACTCGTGCCCTTCGACGTGCAGATCCCGATCGACAAGGTCGACAAGCAGCTCTCCGACAAGCTCTGGGCCGAGCGCTCAGGGATCCTCAACTGGCTGATCGCGGGCCTGACCGAATACCTCGAGCTCGGCGGCCTGAACCCTCCCGAGGAGGTCAGGGCCGCGACGCAGGAGTATCGCGAGGAGAGCGATCTGATCGGCTCCTTCGTGCGCGCGGCCCTCGAGATCACCCGCGACGAGCTCGATCAGGTCGAGGCCGGGCGGCTCTATTCTGTCTTCGTCTCCTACTGCAAGCGGCAGGGCATCACGCCGATCAGCGGCACGACGTTCAACCGCCGCCTGCCAAAGGCCGCCGCGCAGTTCGGGTTCACCAAGGGCAAGTCTTCGATTTCCGTCTACTGCGGGTTGCGCGTCAGCGGCGAGTTCGCTGTCACCTCGCACACCCATGACGACAACATGGGAGGCTAGGGAGGGTAGATGCGCCATACTCGGGGCTTGCCTCCCAAGGGGTGCGGGGAAAAGGCAAGGAAAATCAAGACCCGGCTTTCACGAATGGGAGGCTAGGGAGCCTAGGGAGGGTAGAGTCGCGCGTTACACATAGAGAAGGAGTGCTGTGCCTGTGCCGAGACTGCCGTCGTATCTATTGAAAATCATTACACTCTACCCTCCCTACACTCCCTAGCCTCCCATAGGAAAAAAGATAGGAGATAAAACAATGGCTTGTGAAACAGCTTTTATGGGAGGCAAGGCAAACGGCGGAAAGCTACCCTCCCTAGCCTCCCACAAGCCCGATTTGAGGCGTGACATCACGGCTTGGGGCGCCCTGGTCTGGGCTTACGCCGATGAGATCGTGCTTGCGGCCTCATCAATGGGTGGCTCGAACTTCCCGTCCCCTAGTCTGGCGATGAGCGGCCTCGGCCGGGAGCGGATAAGCGGCGGCCTGATCAATGGCTGGTATGAGCCGCACCAGGATGCCCACACCATCAATGCGAAGCTGGCGGAATGGTTTGCTCACGATGGCTACGCTCTGTGCCAGGTCATGGCACATGCGGAGAGGCGCAAGCAGCTGCCGCGCGAGATCACCTTGCCGAGGGTGAAGGCGCTGCCTGTCTATGACCGGCAGGGCAATGTACTGATCGAGCGCCGCCGCGCGCACCGCAATGGCAGGGTCATCACCGAATATTGCGTGCTCGATTACGATGGCATCGATCACCGCGAGGCGGATCGCCGTGAGCAGGCTTGGCGCGACATGCACACGATGTTCCTCGCCTTCCTCGATGTGATGGAAGGCTTCGAGCTGAGCAAGTGGAAGGTCAAGGGCAGGGGCTTGACGAGCGTCTGCGAATCATTGACAAGGTAATCCATTGTTAGCGCCTTGCGCCTGTCAGCATAAACAGCTGGCGGGCGTTCTGCATTTCTGGGCATGGGTGTTGATGCCGTTTGCGCCGAAGACGTTTCGTCCGACGTGGCTCCAGTCACACTCCGAGCTTCCGCGTTTTAGCAAGCACCAAACCGAGCGTCGTGGCTCGGCACGTGAGCGTGGCTATGACACGCAGTGGCAGAAAGCGCGCGCCGGGTACTTCAAGTCGCATCCGCTGTGCGTGTGCTGCCAGGCTCATGGCGTGGTGGTCGCGGCCTCGGTGCTCGATCACGTCGAACCGCACAAGGGTGATCGCGCGAAGTTCTGGGACAGTGCCAACTGGCAGGGCCTCTGCGACTGGTGCGACAAGAACCTGAAGCGCGTGGTCGAGAACCGCTGGCTCAAGGGCCGCGCCGCCGCTCACGAACTGCGCCTCGACCGCGTGACGCCAGGTTGGGAGCATCCGCGCGACCGGTAGGGGGGGTAAAATCTCTCCAACCTTTGCCCATGGGAC